TCTCCATCTCCCACACATCATGTAAACTTTGTTTAGTAATTTCTGTTTTAAATCTTTCCCATAATCTTAAAGTTAAACCTGCATCTTGTTCAGCATAATAACCTACATAGCCTGCAGGGAGTCTCCATAAATCTGCTTTAGGATCGATACCCCATTCTTTCGCTTTTTCATTTAAGAATGTTTCGTTTTTAATTTCTCCTAAATAATCTTTAGCACATGCGTTCAGACTAAAACTAAATCTATTTTCATTAATCAAAGCAGCAGCAATCATGGTATCAACAATTTTACCTCTTATTTCAAATCCATTTACTAACAACCAACCTACGTCATAAGAAGCATTATGAAATATTTTAGGACAAGGTAATCTTAAAATATCTTGCATCCATGCTGTTGTAATTGCAGAGTCCATATTACCCCCTGCGTCATGAGCTATTGGAAAATACCATTGTTGACCAAGAGCTGCTACTGCAAACCCTACGATATGACCATCAAAGGTTGCCCAACCTGCGCCTTTACTTTTAATGTTTGGATCCTTAGTTTCTAAGTCGATTGCTATTTCAGTTGCTTTGGATAAGTCTGGGTATTCTGATGGACAAATCCAATCACTGTCATTGTATATAAAATTTAATTGATGAGTCATTAGTTTTTTAATTTTGAGTTAAATCCATTTTTTTTAATGTTTGTAAGTGCATTATCCCAAGGCATATCCACCAGAAATATATAGCAATCTGCACAATAGTAAATTTTTTCATGAATAATAACTGCTTTATCTAAGTTACATTCTTCACAAATAATTGGTTCAAATAACTTATTTCTTTTTTTGATTTGGGTCATCTTTCATCTTTAATATTTCTAACTCACAATAATGAATAATTTTTTTCAAATCTTCTATGCCATTTTTATTTAAATATCTACAAACATATTTCACAACGTTGCCCTGGAAAAAACTCAAGTCGTTTTTTGAAATAAATTCATAAGGTTGTATAGGAAAGTCCTTGTAGTGACTCCCGCCTATCTGCTTATCTTGTGGAAAGGCTTCGTCAAACATATTTTTATTTACCATAAGTTGCCTCATATTGTTTAAAATATTTTCCTAATGGAAAATTATATTGATGATAGGTGCCCAGCAGATGGAGTGTTTGTTTAGATCTGGTGGCTCCTGTATACCAAACTCTAAGTTCTTTTACCTTATCTGCTAAATTCTTTTTATCAAAATGTGATGGGAAGTTGCACTTGCTCGCCAGGACAACATTATCTGCTTCTCCGCCTTTTACTTGATGTATTGTATCTATAATTATTTTTGGTGGTTGTGTTAAATCTACACCTTCTGCCATTAATTTTTGAAAATATTGTTTATCTTTATCTTTAAACTTTCTCTTAAATACTTGATTCCATGGTCCTTTTTCATCTCGCATACCACATCTTAAGTGCAGCTCATCAAAGCTAAATACTTGGTTAGCATGAGCAAAGCTCCACTTCTTACTGTCCGTTGACCGGTAGCCGTGATCTATGTTCAATAAATACTCATACATGGTGCAAGCTTCCTCTCTAGTGATGCTGCCACCTTCACATATTTTTTCCCAATGTTGAATTGCATAATATTGATTAGGGTCAAATGATTTATTATTTTTTTGATCTTGATAATATAAACCTAAATCTCGTGCCTCCTGCTGCAGCTCTTTCTTTACATCATTAATTCTAGCTAAGACCATCCAGTCTCCTTCTAAATCCCAAGGCACTTTTTTTAAACCGTTCCACCTGTAAATGGCACCTTCTTTACCATTAGATAAGAATTCTTTTTCGACTCGGTTATCACCCATACTCTGTAATAAAGTATTTGAGAAGAAATGTACATTTTTATTTAATCGTACTGATTTCTTTAACACTAAAGATTTACCAGGAAACTCTTGAAACAAAGTTACATCAGCGCCATTCCATTCATAAATTGCTTGGTCATCATCACCTGCAAGATAAACTCGATCAACAGCTTTTGCTAATTTAACAACCAAGTCCCACTGTAAAGGTGTTAGATCTTGAGCTTCATCAACCATTAATACTTTAAAAGGTATCGACAAACCTTCGTCAATAAACTTTTGCACCATATCCGTAAAATCTAATCTGTCCGGTGTCCGTTGGCCGTTCTCCATTTCCATTGTTTTAAATTGTTCGTATCCTGCGATAATGGATTTGAATTGCTGTAACCTTACGGCTTTTCTAGATTGCTGTTTATACAACCACACTGGATCCACTTTCATGTTTCTAGCTCTGTCGTAAATTTGTAACGACCAATTGTTATAAACCTTTTGATCGTCATGACCTTCTTTGTAATTAACTTTTACAGTTCCATACTGTGTGTGAAACATCAGTAGGTCTGCTTTAGGATCTAATACGGGAATCTCAGCAAACTGTTGTCTTGCCAGAGAATGTAATGTTCTAAAATATTTAAAATCATCTTCGTCATATTCTTTAAATCTTTTTCTAACTCTAGCTACACATTCATTTACAGCTTTGTTAGTAAATGAGATATAACAGATTTCATCTGGGCTGTAACCTTGTTTTAGATATCGTTGTACCCTTTTTAAAAGGTTCTCGGTCTTACCTGTTCCTGGTGGTCCAAAGATTTTAATTGTCTTCCCACGCAGCTTTTGCTTTAACGAATTTGACATCTTTATTTTTATGCTCTGTTTGTTTAGGCAATGCTACTACCCAGTGCCTGCTGCTAATGTTTTGAAATTTCTTTTTAGGTATTGCTCCACCTGTTTCTAAAAATCTCGTACATTCTTTTTCGTTCCAATTATAACCCATTTTTTTCATAAAGGATCTGAAGGTTTCTAGCTTAAATCTCATCTCATTTTCATCTCTCCAAATGTTACCAGATTCAATTTGATCAAATTCTGTAGTATCTTCCACATCTTCTAAGAACCTAGTCATTCTAGAATTAAACACATCATCCATTTCCTCACCTTCATCAAAACCTTCCATGTCTTGTTTGTTTTGAATGAGTTCATCAAGCCAATCACGATAAGGGTCTGGATCTCTTTTAGTAGGTTTCAAAGGTCGCCATACAATGTCATAATTTAATAAAGCTTCGCCTAACAACTGCTGTTGATATAATTGTTTTGTAGATAGTCTAATGGACTTACCTTGAATAGGAAGTATCCAATAAGGTTCTGGATAAGAGTTTACCTTTAATAGTTTACCAACTTCAGGTAATGCTTCATTAGCACCAATACCAAACTTTCTTTTAATACAAGTGCTTGACACACAATGCATTCGTGCAATTGATGTTTTACATTTGTAGGCATAGTCTTTGTTCTCGACACCTTTAAAAATATTATTTAACTCCTGCGGGTGTAAGGGTTCGCTACAAACTTTAGCCATCATGTTACGTGTCCAATCTTGATACATAACAGCATCTGGGTTAATTTTTTTTGCTAATACTGCTACGTTAAACATAGCATCATTACGACCTTCACCTTTTTGAACTCTATTTTTCATAAAGTTAATTACACAAGGTGGGTAGTCTTTAGTTTCATCGTCTTGAAATATTTTTAATTTTTTAAACTCTGCAGGTTTTAATCTATACTCAGAGACAAATTTAAATAAATTTTCTAACTTAATTGAATTACCATCATTGTCCATTGCAACTCTGGTAGTCATGTGTGCCTTTTGATAAGGTAAGTTTACAAAGTTACCTTTTCTTTTTTGATCCCAATCTTCAGGAGTTAAATCAACTTCATCTTGTGCAGGATAAATATCCGTAGTCGAATCATTTACACCTAAGTCCGATGCAATCTCAATTAACTTCCTACGCATCGCTCCTGCAGGAACTACACCATCAATAAATAAAATTAAATGGAGTCCGTTGGATTTTGATCGGAACGGGATGAGTGGGTACTTCCTTTTCCGTATAACTGATATAACTTCTTTATGTTGTATATTGTAGCGATCAACATCAATGACCCCCCAACTACATGTATTATCATCTCTGATAGGAACACTTCCATAATATTTTTCTCCTTTTAAATGCTGTAACCAATGTTCTTTAGTCATTG